CTTCAAGGAGAGAAAAAACATGGCTGCTCCTCAATTATCTCCAGGCGTAGTAGTCAGAGAGGTTGACTTAACCATTGGTGGTGTTGAACAAAATGTTGATAATGTAGGGGCATTTGCTGGTCCCTTTTCTATTGGTCCTGTAAATGAAGCTATTCTGATTGAAACAGAACAACAGCTTATTGACACATTTGGTTCACCAATTTCTACTGATAGACAGTATGAGTACTGGTTATCTGCATCAGAATTTCTCTCCTATGGAGGAATCATGCAAGTTGTTAGAGTCAGTGGTTCTAATCTGAACAATGCTAACGCTGGAAATGGAATTGCTGCAACAACTTCACTTCAAGTCCTCAATGATGAGGATTATGAACTAAATCACACAAGTGATCAATCATTCACTTATGCTGCAAGAAACCCTGGTTCATGGGCAAATAACCTCAAGATTTGTACCATTGATGCACAGGCAGACCAAAGACTTGGTATTGCTGCTACAAACCCTGGTGGTATTGGTGTTACCATTGGTTATGGTGTTACTGTTGCACTTAATAGTGTAGTTCTTCCTGGATCAGGAACAACTTCAGTATTTGATGGATATCTTAAGGGTATCATCACTGGTATTAACACTGATGCAATCAATTCAAATAGCACAGTTGATGTTAAGATTGTTTCAAGAGTTTCTACCTCTTCAACTTCCTTAACCAACACACTGGCTACACAAACAACAGCAGGTCAAACTTCACCATCTGGTTTCTCAACAATCTTTGTTGATTCAACTAATGGTCTTAACACTAATGACCTTGTATTTGGTAACTTCCTTGGCGCAAGAGGTGGACTTGCAATTGCTTCTGTTGGAGCAACTTCAGTCACCCTGAATGCTGGTATTGGAACAACAGTTTCTGCTGGTGTTGCTGTTACATTTAAGAGACTTGTTTCAACTGGTGGAACTGAACTTTCTGTTGATTATACAGAAAACTTCAGAGGTTCCTCAATCCTTGCAAATGATACTCTTTCAATTGTAAATGCACTTGATTCAAATGGTGATCCTATAGCATCTGCAACTGTAACTGTAGATACTGCAGTTGACTGGTATGAGCAACAGACTCTTGGTCTTACCAACTCAACACTTTATTGGAAGAATGTTGCACCTAAACCACAGACAAGCAGATATGCAGCATCAAGAGATTCCAAGAATGATACAATGCACGTTGTTGTTATTGATGACAAGGGTGATGTAACAGGAGTACCTGGAAACGTTCTTGAACAGCATCTTTCAGTGTCCAAGGCAACTGATACCATTGGTGATGGTTCATATCCAACTAGAACATACTACAAGGATTACATCACACAAAATTCATCATACATTTTTGCTGGTGGTGTCAATGTTTCTGCAAGTGGTGATTCCTACTTTGGATCATACCCAAGAGCAACTGGTTTCTCAACACAATTCACTGCTGAAACTGTTGGTGCTGGTCTCTGGGGAGTTAAGACAGAGGGTGTTACCTTCTCTGGTTTAGGAAATGTTTCCTACACACTGACTGGTGGTGTTGACTATCAAGCAGGTGGTGGAATGTCTGCAACTCTTGGAGATGTTAAGACTGGTTATGATGTCTTCACTGATGATGAAGGACTTGAAATTGATTACCTAATCATGGGACCTGGTGGACTCACTAAAGAAGAGTCACAAGCAAAAGCAAATCTCCTGATTTCTATTGCAGAGGCAAGAAAGGATTGTATTGCAGTCATCTCTCCACACAGAACAGATGTTGTTAATGCATCAAATGGAACAGTTGCTACAAACAATGTTCTTGGATTCTATGCTCCAATCACATCCTCCTCATATGCTGTATTTGATAGTGGATACAAGTACATCTATGATAGATTCAATGATGAGTTTAGATACATCCCATGTAATGCTGACGTAGCAGGCATCATGGTCAGAACTGAACTTGAAATTGCTCCTTGGGTATCACCTGCAGGACAAGTCAAGGGCAACCTGAACAATGCAGTTAAACTTGCATACAACCCAACCAAAGCACAGAGAGATCTTCTCTACTCAAGCAGAGTCAACCCAATCATTAATCAGAGAGGAGTTGGCATTATCCTGTTTGGTGATAGAACTGGTCTTTCCTACTCATCTGCATTTGATAGAATCAATGTTAGAAAGCTGTTCCTCACTGTTGAGCAATCAATTGAGGAAGTAGCAAATGATCAACTCTTTGAGTTCAATGATGAGGATACAAGAGACAACTTTGTTGAGACTGTTGAACCATTCCTTCGTGATATTCAAGCAGATGGTGGTATTGTTGACTTCCAGGTAGTCTGTGATGATTCAAACAATACTCCAGATGTCATTGAAAACAATCAGTTTGTTGCTGATATCTTTATTCAACCTGCTTCTAGCATCAACTTCATTACCTTGAACTTTATTGCTACTAAGTCAGGAGCCAGCTTCAATGAAGAAGTAACTGGTAGAGATGCTTGATTTAGATTATTGATTACAAGATAACAAACGGAGGATCAACCCAATGGCTAGAGTAAAAACACTAACTGAATTCAGACAGAAACTGAGGGGTGGCGGTGCTCGCCCCAATCTGTTTGAAGTAGACATCCCTAGATTCCCATTTGCTGTAAGGCAGAGAGGAAATGGTGGACCAAATGTCTGGAAAAAGGACAACCACAGAGAGGAATTCAAGTTCATGTGTAAAGCAGCTCAGCTGCCTGCATCAACTGTTGCTCCTGTAGAAATTCCTTTCAGAGGAAGAATTCTCAAGGTTGCTGGAGACAGAACATTTGCAGATTGGACAATCACCATCATCAATGATGAAAACTTCAAATTGAGAAGTGCATTTGAACAGTGGTCAAATACCATGACCAGACTTGACAATGGCATGGGACCAACCAGACCTGGTGATTACATGTGTAATGCATTTGTAAGACAACTTGGTAGAGGTGATGAGCAGAATGATAGAACTGGTGTTAGAGCTGGAGACAACAGAAGACAGGAAGTTCTGAGAACTTATAAGTTCTTTGATATCTTCCCAACTGAAGTTTCTTCAATTGAAGTCAGTTATGACAGCACCAATACTGTTGAAGAGTTCACTGTAACATTTGCTGTTCAGTACTTTGAGATTGGTAAGAAGAAGAAAGATGGTGGAAATGGTAAGAAGAATGCTGAAAGACCTTACATCAGATGATATCTAAATACTAGGAGACAACTCCTAGTATTATTGATATGGCCAGATTATTTGGGTTTTCTATTGAGGATTCTGAAAAGACATCACCCA